ATTCTTATATTAAAATAATATATGTCTGATTTAAAAAAAGTAATACGCCAAGAATATTTAAAATGTGCCCAAGACCCCGTACATTTTATGCGTAAATACTGTTATATACAGCACCCCCAACGTGGACGCATACAATTTAATCTATACCCATTTCAAGAAAAAGTATTAACGTTAATGCGCGATAATCCATATTCGATTATCTTAAAATCTAGACAGTTAGGTATATCAACATTATCAGCTGGTTACTCTTTATGGTTAATGACATTCCATAAAGATAAAAATATTTTATGTATTGCAACTAAGCAGGAAACTGCTAAAAATATGGTCACAAAAGTAAAATTCATGTATGAAAATTTACCTTCGTGGTTAAAAATTGATGCTGATGAAAATAATAAACTAACACTTAGATTAGCAAATGGATCACAAATCAAAGCAACTTCAGCTTCAAGTGATGCAGGTAGATCAGAAGCAGTATCCTTACTATTAATTGACGAGGCGGCATTTATTGATAATATTGGTGAGATTTGGGCATCTGCTCAACAAACATTAGCAACTGGAGGTGGTTGTATAGCTTTAAGTACCCCATATGGTACTGGTAATTGGTTTCATCAAACATGGACTAGGGCAGAATCATCAGAAAATGATTTTTTACCTATAAAATTACCTTGGTATGTCCATCCTGAAAGAGATGAAGCATGGAGAAAAAGACAGGATGAATTACTAGGTGACCCTAGAATGGCAGCTCAAGAATGTGATTGTGATTTTTCAACTTCTGGTGATATTGTATTTTATCCTGAATATATAGACTTTTATGAAAAAACATATGTAAAAGATCCTATGGAAAGGAGAGGCGCAGATCAAAATTTATGGGTTTGGGAATCACCTGATTATACAAGAGATTATGTTGTAGTAGCAGATGTTGCTCGTGGAGATGGTAAAGATTATTCTGCATGTCATGTAATTGATGTAGCAAATAATACACAAGTTGCTGAATATAAAGGACAATTAGGTACAAAAGAATTTGGACATTTATTAATAGGTTTAGCTACTGAATATAATGAAGCAATGTTAGTAATAGAAAATGCTAATATTGGTTGGGCAACTATACAAGTTGCTTTAGATAGACAATACACTAATCTTTATTATTCACAAAAGAGTGACTCCCCAAATGCTAGTTCGTACTTTGATAAGTATCAAGACCACTCCAAAATGGTAGCTGGTTTTACAATGTCATCTAGAACACGTCCTATGGTAATAGGTAAATTTCAAGAATACATTAGTGATAAAGGAGTAACAATACAATCAAAAAGGTTAATTGAAGAAATGAAAACCTTTATATGGAGAAATAATAGAGCGGAAGCCCAAAGTGGGTATAATGATGATTTAGTAATGTCATTTGGTATTGCTATGTATATTAGGGATACTGCTTTAAGATTAAGACAAAGAGGTTTAGACGGAACTAAAAATGCATTAAGTAATATGTCAGTCAACAGAACACCATATCAAGGGGGTTATGGGACTAACCAACAGGGCAAAAATCCGTATGAACAAAATTTCGGAAATGGTAAAGAAGACATTAGATGGCTCTTCTAAATCATATTTATAATAATAATAATACATTATGGCTGATAAAAGCGTATTTTCAAGATTAAAAAGATTATTTTCAACTGATGTAATCATCAGAAATGTTGGTGGGAACCAAGTAAAAGTAATAGATAGTGGTAAAATTCAATCAACTGGAGAATTACAAACTAATTCATTAGTTGATAGATATAATAGAATTTATTCTACTAGCCCTTCATCTTTATATGGTGCTCAATTCAATATGAATTATCAGTACCTTAGACCTCAATTATATTCAGAATATGATTTAATGGATCAGGATGCTATCATTGCTTCTGCATTAGATGTATTAGCAGATGAATCAACACTTAAAAATGATATGGGTGAAGTACTTCAAATTAGAAGTGCTAATGAAGATATACAAAAAATATTATATAACTTATTTTATGATGTATTAAATATAGAATTTAATCTATGGATGTGGGTTAGACAAATGTGTAAATATGGAGACTTTTTCCTAAAACTAGAAATTGCAGAAAAATATGGGGTTTATAATGTTATTCCTTATACAGCATATCATATTGAAAGACAAGAAGCTTACAATCCTGATAATCCATCGGAGGTAAGATATAGATATGCTCCAGATGGAATGGATAATTTAAGTTCTGGAATGTATCCTGTACCAGGAGCAGGTGGTGGAAATTTAGAAAATGAATCAGGTATATTTTTTGATAATTATGAAATGGCTCATTTTAGATTGTTATCGGATGTTAATTATCTTCCTTATGGTAGAGCGTATATTGAACCTGCTCGTAAGTTATATAAACAATATGTACTAATGGAAGATGCAATGTTAATTCATAGAATTGCTCGTGCTCCTGAAAAACGTATTTTTTATATGAATGTTGGTTCTATCCCTCCAAATGAAATAGAAACATTTATGCAAAAAACTATTACACAACTTAAACGTACACCATTCCAAGATAATAAAACTGGTGAATATAATTTAAAATATAACATGCAAAACATGTTAGAAGATTTTTATATTCCAATTCGAGGAAATGATGCTACAACAAAAATAGAAACTACACCCGGATTACAATATGATGGAATTCAAGATGTAGAGTACTTAAGAGGTAAATTATTTGCAGCTTTAAAAATACCAAAAGCATTTTTAGGGTATGAAGAAGGAGTAGAAGGGAAAGCTACTCTGGCCCAACAAGATATTAGATTTGCTCGTACAATTGAGCGAATCCAAAGAATATTACTATCAGAATTGAATAAAATTGCATTAGTTCATTTATATACCCAAGGATATACTGATGAAACACTAACTAATTTTACATTAGATATGGCTAGTCCATCTATAGTATTAGAACAAGAAAAAATTGAGTTATTAAAATCTAAAACAGAATTAGCTGGGACATTATTAGAACAAAATTTAGTACCATCTGATTGGATTTATGATAATGTATATCAATTTAGTGAAGACCAATATGATGAATATAGAGATTTATCTAGAGAAGATGCTAAACGTAAATTTAGAATAGCACAAATTGAAGCAGAAGGTAATGACCCAGTAGAAACAGGTAAATCATATGGTACACCTCATGACTTAGCTTCATTATATGGTAGTGGAAGAATGTATACAAATCCAGGTGGAGTCCCAGATCCAGAAAAATATGCTGCAGATGATCCTAAATTAGGTAGACCAAAAGATACTAATGTAAAACGTAATACACAGGGTGATAATTTTGGTAAAGATAGATTAGGAGTTAAACGTATGAAAGATACAGATAAAAACGATTCTAATAGTATTAAAAATAAATTTAAAGGGGGTAGCCCATTAGCATTAGAAAGTGCTAGAACTACATATTTAAAAAACTTAGATATGTTTAAGTCTATTCCTCAATCTAATAAAAAGCAATTAGTATTTGAAGAAAATAAAGATAATACTTCATTGTTAGATGAAAACCAGTTAAAGAAATAAAAAACTTTACATATTTATAAATAAATATATTTTTTGATGAAGATAAAACACTCAAAGTACAAAAATACGGGCATATTATTTGAACTGTTAGTACGACAAATTACCGCTGATACACTTAAAGGTGGTAATTCACCAGCTATAGATATATTAAAAGAATATTTTGTTAATACTAGTTTAGGCAAAGAATATAAATTATACGAATCTGTAATTAAATCTAAAGTAATAACTGAGGGTAGAGCTACATTAGTCATTGATACTATATTAGAAGCATCTACTAAATTTAATAGAAAATCTTTAAAAAAGCAAAAATATAATTTAATTAATGAAATTAAAAAACATTATAATTTAGAATCTTTTTTTGGTTCTAAAATTTCAAACTATAAAGAATTAGCAGCTTTATATACTTTAATAGAAAATATTAATTCAAAATCTATATCTAACCCAACACAGTTAGTTGATAATAAAATTACTTTATTAGAACATTTAACTAAAAAAGAAGTTACTCAAGATTCAAAACAAACAGTACTTGAAGAATTCTCTACATATGATAAAGATGTAAGAACTCTTACTTATAAAGTACTACTAGAAAAATTTAATGATAAATATGATTCATTAACTAATGATCAAAAACAAGTACTTAAAGAATATATTAACTCAGTAGATTCCACCCCTGATTTAAGAAACTTTTATAATACTAAAATTAGCGAATTAAAAAATATTTTAGTTAAAGAAACTAAAAATATTAAAGATAAAGCTACTCAAATAAAAATTACTGAAGTATCTAAATTTTTAACTGAATTAAAGAAAACTGATAAAGTTGGAGATGATAATTTAGTTGATCTGTTACGTTATTATCAATTAATAAATGAAATACAAGTAGTAAATGGCTCTCAAATATAAACTTAAAGAAGCACCATCACCTAATTTAGCTACCCAAGTTGGAGCTAAAATTGGTGATGTATCTTATTCTAAAGATGGAGATACTAAATTTGTAGTTAATTCTATAGATAAAGAAACAGGACAAGTAGGATGGAAAGTAATAAATCTACCTGCATTTGATAAATTAAATGATGATGTTGAAGAATTAGTTTCTACAGCTAAAGGGGTTTATACAAAAACTAAATCAGACGAAGAGTTTAGAAAAATATATGAAGAAGCTAGGTTATTAAGAAATAAAATTAGAAAACATCTTCGTAATGAATACCCAGACGAGTATAAAAGAATGACTATGGAGGGGGAAATTGATGAAGTATCTATGTCAGGTGCAGCTGGCGCTTATAATACACCTTATGCTTTTGTAAGAAAAAAATTACAACCTGGTAAAAAGAAAAAAAAGAAAAAAAATAAATATAAAATGAAAATGCCATCTGGTATGGTAAGTTCTTTAGGTTATACTATGGGTGAAGGTAAATTGGGTGATGGAGCAGATTTAGGCCCTGGTCCCAAAGCAGGTCCTGATGGGGTTACTGATAGCGCTTATACAAAACAATTTAAATATAAATTAG